GACGTGGAGGAGTATGGATGCGTAGGCTTATTACAGTAAGCGTCCTGATGGCTACTATAGCCCTCCCTGCGGTCTTTGCATTTACTGACATAAGTGTTACCCTTCAAGAAGAATCAAAAGGCTTTCTAGGGCTATTTAAGGGCTCTAAGTTTGTGCATACGCAGGGTTATCTTATACTGCCTGAAGTCAGACAAACCGCTCTCGCCATTGTAGGTTTCTACTTTGGCTCATCTCAAGTTAAATAAAGGATATATTATGCCACAAGGAAAAGGAACATACGGAAGTAAACGAGGTCGCCCACCAATGAAGCCAAAAGCTGGCGGAATGAAACGTGGAATGGGCAAAAAACGAGGTAAGTGCTAATGGCTGAAAAAAGCAAAAAAGACGCTTGCTACCACAAGGTAAAGCGCAGGTATAAGGTTTTTCCTTCTGCCTATGCTTCTGGCGCAATAGCTAAATGCAGAAAAGTGGGGGCAAAAAATTGGGGCAACAGCAAACGGAAAAAGGTATAAATGTCAAAACCAAGAAAAACACAAGCAGGATTGAACTTGAAAAGATGGTTCAAGGAGGAGTGGAAGGATGTCCGATCAGGAAAGCCTTGCGGACGACAAGCGGGAGAAAAGCGAGGTACGCCTTATTGCAGACCGTCAAAGCGTGTAAGTTCAAAAACTCCTGCAACTGCTAGTGAAATTACTTCTTCGGAGAAACGCTCAAGAATATCTCAGAAAAAAAGTCTAGGTCAGCCAGCAGGTAAACCCAAACGAGTAAAACCTATAAAAAGAAAAAAATAATGGCTAAGATAGATAAAAGCAAAATGAAGTGCAACGTGCCTCGTAGACAAGAGTCTGGAGGCAAGAAGTCAGTCGTGAAAGCTTGTCAGGGCGGAAAAGAAAAAATAATCCGTTTTGGAGATGCTAACATGAGCATCAAGAAAAACAACCCAGCACGCAAAAAAAGTTACTGCGCTCGTAGCGGTGGCATCAAAGGTAAATCAAATAAACTATCTGCGAACTATTGGAGTCGCAGAGCTTGGAACTGCTAATGTCAAGATTCTCAACATACGGACAACGTGACTCCAGAATTATAGAAGAACTTGATTCTGGATTTGTTGGATTTAATAACAGGCTTTCATCAGACCAATTAAAGTCTGGAATGCTTGTTGATAGTCAAAATGGTCGTATGGATCTTGACGGATCTTGGCAGGTTCGCAAGGGGATAGACAATGTTAGTTCGGTAGTTGTCCTTAACACCAGCGGAATAACATTGCCCTTTACCCTAAATGATAGCTCTGCTCCTACCATCGTAGATACTGCACAGCCCAACATTTGGGCTTCTTGTGCCTTTTCTGATCCATCTCAAGAAAACAGCCAATACATTGTTATCGCTACAAATGACAAAGCGTCCGCTACGGATGTTAGCTCAGGAACTGCTACAACAATTAACTATCCGCCTAGCTACGTGTTAGGATCTAATTCTTTCCTGCTACAAGCTTTTAACAAAGTTATATTGTTTACTGATGGAGTAACAGCATTAGAATGGGATGGATTTTTTAGTGATGTAGATGCTGGTGACTTTATTATAGGATTAACTTACACTATTACAACTGTAGGTAGCACGGACTTTACAGCAATTGGTGCTGCTAGTAACGCAGTAGGTGTTGTATTTACTGCTACTGGTGTAGGTTCAGGAAACGGCAAGGCTGTATCTGGATTTACTAAAGTAGAAAGCGGTTCTTACACACAGCCAGTTCTTTTGACATCAACTAACTCAACTGTTGTTTCTAATGGATTAGTGACTGTTACGTTAAGTAATACGTTATCAGTTGGAGATAAGGTTGTTGTTGTGGACAAGGGAGGAACTGAATTAGTAAACGGTGATATATACGAAATAGCAACAGCTTCATCTTCTGCCTTTGCGTTTTACGCACCTATATCGGACGGTACTGGTTTAGCATTAAAAGTTATCAAGGAAGTATCTGTTGGTGGTGGGTACAGCCATATGCCAGCTCCATCGTTTGGTACTTACCATAATGGTCGTCTAGCAGTACCTTATAATTATACAGTAAATGCATCTGACAACTCGTTCACAGCAAGGGATGCATCGGATGAAATACTTATATCAAACGGTTTCGACACAGATACTTACGATACAGCATTTAATCAATTTACTTTAAATGCAGGAAAAGCTGACTTTGTTGTTGGAATGAAATCCTTTTCTGAAGACAAACTAATAGTCTTTAACAGAAATAGCATCTATGCTATTACAGGCACAACTAATCTATCTAACTCTACACAATCCCTAATTACAGAAGAAATAGGATGCGTAGCGCGAGACAGCATAGTCCAAGTGGGCGATGTAATAATGTTCCTTTCCGACAACGGAGTATATGGTGCTAATTTCCAAGATCTGTATAACCTAAGAGGTAATGATGTCCCGTTAAGCGAAGCGATAGACGCAACTATACAAGGCATAAACAAAGACAATGCTAGTAAGGCAGTTGCAGTTTACTTTGACAACAAGTATTATATTGCTGTACCAGTAGGTGTTAATGCTACAAAAAACAATACTATATTGATTTTTAACTTTTTGAATAAACAATGGGAAAGCATTGATACCTGCGATAATGCAAATTGGGATATTGAGAATTTAATTGTATCTGGAGAAGGTTCTAATAGATCTTTATACGCAGTAAACTCACTAGGCGGTGTTCATAAGGTTGATTCAAGGACTGACGGAAACGATGTTCTTTCTGTTGGAGATTATCAAACACTAGGTTCAGTAAACGCTGGAAGCTTTGTTACTGGAGAATATTACCAAATCGAAGCAGCAGGCAACACTAACTTTACATCAGTAGGGGCAGCCAATAGCGTTGTCGGTACTGTATTTATTGCTACTGGTGCTGGCTCTGGTACTGGAACAGCTCAATTATTATCAACTATAACAACAGTTCCGTACAGCGGAGATATTACCACAAGGCAATACATTGCTGGAACAATAGATCGCAAAAAATGGAATAACTACGAGATGTTTATTGAATCATCCGAAGAAAACATTGCTGACTTTGATGTAACTGCTATTACGGAAAACTTTGACACAACCACAAATTTGGGTAGCATATCTACATTGACAGGTTCTACCTTGGCTGCTAATTCAGAGCTATCCCTACGTGGTAGAATAGGTAATAAACGAGGCTACGGATTTCAATTTAAAATAAACAACACAACGGGGCGACCTAAAATCAAAACTATTAAAGTTGCTGGAACTCAGCAATACAACACATAAATACTATGGCTGTATTATCAAAAGGAACTACTTACTCTGACGGCGGAACAGTTACGTCAAGCAATCTAAATGCATTAGTGGATAGTGCTACATTCGTAGCAGGTGCTACGGACAGTTCATCTACGACATTATCTGGCGGTGCTATTATCGTAAAAGACTTAGGTATTAGTACAGCTAAGTTAGCAAACACTTCTGTTACGACAGCAAAACTAGCGGCAAATTCTGTTACTTTGGCAAAGCTTGCTACTCAAGCGGATCAGACTGTACTGGCTAATGTATCTGGCGGCACAGCAGTACCAACAGCAGCCACTATTGTTGGAGACATACTACTAGATGAAAGTTCATTTAGCTCTAATTCTGCAACCAAAGGTGCTACGCAGCAGTCAATTAAGTCATATATAGCTAATTATGCGCTTACTCATAGCGGTGCTACGGGTACTTTTAGTTCTAGTACAAGTTATGCTGATTTAAACTTATCATCAGTCGTTGGAACTAATCGCGCTATGGTTATCATGGAAGTATATGATGCCAATGGTGCTTCTGCTATTTCATTCCGAACAAACGGATCTACCCTTTCCGTAGCAAACGCTGATGGTAGCACGGCAAACGGAAGCTCTACAGTAAAACTAGATACTAGCGACAACGGCGGAACTATTGTTGTTGTAACGGATACTGGAGGGATTGTTGAGCATAAAGCTGACGCTTCTATTTCTGGAGTTAAATATACTATTCAGGCGTATCAAAGACTTCTCTAATTAATGGCGATTACATCAAGTCAATTTGAGGTTATTGCGGAAGAAGCAGGTCTAAGTGTAGAAGAGCTTCAAGAAGCAATTGACAACAATGAGTTAGTTTTAGACGAAGATAATCTTTCTTTGTCTTTACCTGATGGAACGCCATACCTAGATGATATCCCTGTTGAGCCAAGCACTCCGTATGAAGCCAGATTTGACCCAGAAAACGAAGCTTACGATCCTACTGATTACCAAGAGTTAATAAGGCAACATAAAAGAGCATCAAATGCCAAGAGAAGGCATTTGCAAGCCCTTGATAAGGGAGACTATGATCTCGCTGAATCCCAAAGATTAAAGTACGAGGAGGCTCGTTTAGCCTACGATGCAGCAGACAAAAGACCTGATTCTGACTCGTTTGACGATGAGCCTAGACCTTGGCAACCAATCGAAAAGGTAGAAGCTCCTTCAAGAGAAGACGAAAGAGTCGTATATAGTCGTGGATCTTTTGAAACAGATGAAGACTTTGCTTTTAATGATGCAGTAAATAATCACATAGATGGTCTATATGATGAAATAGCAAACATTGAAGACGAAGATGAATACAATGATGCTGCCGACAGATTAGAAGATTACTTAGATTCAAACGCTTTTGATAATGAAATGCAGAGTCTATATGGTGATGACTCTGATGACAATGACCTTTTGTCTGGCTCTTACAATGATTACATAGATTCATTGAATCAAGAGGATACAACAGGTGTGGTAACAGAAGAAGAAACGGTTACGGAAGAACCTGAGGAAGAAGAAACGGTAGAGGAGGACTTAGTATTAACAGAAGAAGACGATGAGGTACTAAGTGAAATTGAAGATGAAGTACAAGAGGATGATGACGTTTTTGTGCTTCCTGACTTTGAAGTAACTGCGGACAGGTTGACTGACGAAGAAAGAGAGCTTGAAGAGCTTGGAGAAAAATTATCAGAAACCTCAACAGATGTACCATTAACTCCTATTGACATGGGTGATCCCCTTGTTGATGCTTTTCCTGAAAATGCATTTACGGATGTTTTGCAAGAAAAGCCTTTTGACCAATCAAAGATTGATGAGATTTCAAATAGATTTAAAGGTACTAGGTTTGATTTTAATCGATGGTTAGCTTCAAATCCACAAACACAAGAAGGTTTATCAAGTCTTGTTAGAGAATTTATTACTCCAGAGGGAATAATTGATATAACCAAGAAGGATTTATTTTTTGATAAGTTAGCTAATTATCTTACAGAAGGCGGACTAAATGATTTAAATGCCTTTCAGGGTTCGGTTGCATTTTTAGAAGGATTAACAAACAGTAATCTTATTGATGTTCCATTTGCTGGTACAGCAATCAGCAACCTTTACGACAAAATCATTACTCCAGAAACTCAAGCTAAGGTTCAAGATTTTTTGCCTAGCGATAAAACTAAAGCAGCTCTTGGATTAGCAAGCGCACTTACTGGTGTCGGAGGAGAAGCCATGCTTGGTCTTAGTTTGATAGACACTCTTACTAGCGATGACCCAGCTTTTGCTACAACGGCAGGAACTATTGCGGATACTTTATTTTCTGACCCAACACTATCTAGAGCAGTACAAGAAGGATTGCCTCCTGCTCAACAGCAACAAAGAGAACAATTAGCTGATTTTTATGAGGCTTTTGGATTTGAAAGAGGAGGAGATTTAATCACAACCACTCTTTCGGATGAATACAACCCATTGACTGGACAGTATGAATCTCCAGCAGACCCTAGCGTTCTTAATTCACTAAAAGAAATAGCATCAAGGACTGGTCAAACAATAGAAGGAGTTCTAGATACTATTGGTTTTGAAGGCTCTAAGCTGTTCGGATCAAAGCTTAATCAAGCAATACTAAGCTCACTTACTGGTAATCCAGCTTCAGGCATAATAGCGGGTGGAATTACAGATATATTGACACCAACTGGTCAAGACTTATCTGATTACTTGTACGGCAGAGGTATAGACCCAACTCAACTTTCCCCTAGCGACATAAGCTATTTCAGGGGAGATGGTGGTTTTGACGAAAATCTAGCATCTCAGTATTACAATCCAGTAACAAACACATACGATTTACCTGAAGACTTTTATAGCAGTCAAGACCCAATACTTAATAGAATAATAAGTGGAGAACTTTCTTTTACTGATGCTCTCGGCGAGATTGGATCAAATACTCTTGGAGGTCTTGGATTAGATACAGGCAGTAATACTGGCGAATCATATATTGATAGTGACGGAACACTTGTTCTGCCTGATTTCGAGGTGACAACACAGTTGGACAATCCAGCACCACCCGTAGCACCAGTAACGCCAGTAACACCCGTAGCACCGCCAGTAGCACCGCCCGTAGCACCAGTAACAAATACAAGCACAGACACGATTGATATTTTTGATGTCAATATAGACGACAACATTTTTGATTTAGGCGAGTTTTCCGTTACGACTACTGGTTTTGAACCACGAGAACCAGAATCTCCACTTCCTAACCTTGGGATATTTCCTGCTTATGAAAACGAAGGCGGTACTGGTATTTTTACTGGTACAGAAACTTTTATAGGAGATCCATCAGATGATGTAGTTATTTTTACACCTGAAATCCCAACAACCGAAACAAATCAAGACATTACAACCCAGCCCGTTGACGGATCTGGTACAATTAATACTAATACTATGGCAACACCCGCACAAGAAGGAGCTGGATATGATCCAGCTTATGAATTAGCTAAATTACTGGTCGGCGCAGAGGCGGCTGAAACATTTAGAGGTAAAGGACTAGCATCAGGAGATTTGCAGTCCCTTGTAAATCAATATCAATCGAATGTTGAGCAAGCATCTTTTGACAGAAGCGCAGCCTTAATAGGTAGCGATCAAGATTTGCGAAACAGATTACGTAGCGGTCAACGCGCAAGCGATGTAGCCCTACTAGGAGATCAAGGACAAGCGTTTGCTGAAGGCGTACGTGGTCTTGATCCGACATCTCAGGCATTACTAGGTCGTCAGACCGAACTAGCTAATCGTTTATACGATGAGGCTGCTGGTGGTTTGTCACCTGAGCGTAGCATGGATGCTGCGGAAGCCGCATTTGCTTCCCGTGCAGCGCAAGGTCGCTCTCGCGATGAAAGTTACGGAGCTGCTAATATCTTAAACCGAGAAGGATTTAGGCAACAAGCAGAGCAACGAGCGCAACAAGCTGGTGCTAGAGGCTTTGATATGAGCCGTGCTATGAGCCAAAACATACCTTCTATGCTATTAGGTCAATCCAGCTCAGGAGTTGGTGCTATTAGTCCAGTATTTAGTGCTGCGGATGCTGCTAATCTTTCGTTCCAGAACTATACACAGCAACAGAATTTTGCCGCCCAAGAACGTGCTAGAGAAGTTTATACTCAACAGTTCAATCGAGCTGCGGAACAAAATGATCTAAGCGGGATGGAGCAAGCTGCAAATGTTCTTAATCAAATAAATCAAGGATTCGGTGTAGCAGAACAAGGAGTTGACTTTCTAAAAAATCTTCCTAGTAATGTAGAAACAATAATTGATGCTGGAAAAGATGCTGTTGGTTCTATATTCGGAGGAGACGATACTGATGCTACGCCAGTAGGAGATTTATCATTCAATGACTTTAATGCAAATACTGGAGGTCTTAACCTAAATCAACCTTCTACGCCATTGACTACTGGCTTTGAAACGGTTCAGAGCGGTGCATCAGGAGGAGGATTTGGTCAATACGGAGGTGGTTCTTTTGGTCAAGAAGTATTAGGGAGCGGTTCAAGCACGCAACTAACTACTGGCTTTGAAGGATTAGATAACTTGCAGAACATCAATGAGGTTTTATCACTTCTTAATCCAACAATAACTGGTGCTGAGGGATACATTAATCCTTATGATAGCTATGGTGCAGATGATGTATTTAACAACTCTGGTAGTGCTAATCTTACTGGATTCTTAGGTCAACCAGTATCAAGCCAAGGTAGTTACTTTGGAAGTAATTCTTTATCACTATTTTAATTAAAAAGGTATGGTACAAATAAATCAAGCAATGTTGAATCCTTCCAGTATTGGAAGTATAAATTATTCTCCTGCTACGACTGCAACAGTAGTTGGACTTCAGGCTGTAAATCAAGCTAAATCTCAAAAGAATGCACGAATACGGCAAAGCCTAAAAGAAGCAGAAGCCAATAGGAATCTTTCTAATCAAGCACAAGCCTCTTGGACAGCCGCCGTAAATGAAAACCCAGAACTAGGTGCTACGATTGAACTTGCTCCAGAAGCAGTAAAAAAGGCTTTTAAAAAAGTACAAAGCGGTAACGGTGGAGTTGCTGACAATACTTTGATTGCTGGATATTTTGGTGCAGTAGACGCAGAAGCGAAACAAGCAGCAGCTAGAAGCAATGCTATACGTCTTAATCAACTGGACTTAGCAACCAAAGAAGCTCAAGCAGTAAGCGCGCAAGCTCAAGCACGTGTCGACCAAGTTGGTGCTACGCCAGAAGCTATAATAGCCCAAACACAGGCTGACAGGGCATTGAAACAAGCTCAAACTGATCAAGCTCAAGCTGAAGCACTTTTAGCTATGTCTAAGATACAAGGCGGAGGATCACAACAGGCAATGATAAATGCTATTGCTAATCCGCAGGCGGCTATGAATACACCGCCAAAGGGAGTAGCAAGCGTTCTTCCAGAGAATATTCCTACACCTGCACCAACACCTACGCCTGCACCTACACCTGCACCTGAAACATTATCTGAAGTTGAGACAATACGATTACTTGAAGAAACTCCTCTTTCTCCAACTACTGTTACTGATACTGAAACTGGAAAACAGTTTCTTCAATCAGCGGACGGAACTCAAAGAGCTGCTGTTCCTCAAATAAAAGATCCATCTGGAAAAATTGTTAGTGACAGTTCTAATCAGATTGCAGTAACGCCACAAATAGTAAATAAAGTAGCAGTTGAGTCTGGAGAGGACACGGCTACTGTTGAACAAACATTTACAGCTCTAAATGATTACAATAAACTAAAAGATGATTATGTAGAAAGAGGTATAAATACTAATAAACCCACATTATCCCAACGTATAGCACAACTTGTAGCTGTTGGCGTAGATTTCAAGGAAGCAAGACAGACTGCTGAAGAAGAAGTAAAATCTGGAATATTGGCGCAAGATCTTAGCGTAGAAGATAAACAAAAAAGAGAGGATAAGTTTGTTCAAGACTTTGATGGTGTACAAAGCGGATTGCGTAACGCATTAGCACTAAATGCACAATTAACTGGCATAAGTGATCAACTAAAAGACGAAATAGGCTACAGTACGGTTAAACTTGCTGCCGCAATACAGAATACTGTTAGACTAGATTTTATTAAGATTCCTTTTCTTCCAAATAAAGATCCAAGAGAAGTTGAAATAAAATTGCAAAGACTTATAGCTGATGCTACGCTAGGTAAAATTGATCAAATGAAAAAGACAGCATCCGAAATGGGTGGTTCTGGAACTGGTCTAGGTCAAGTGTCTATTGTTGAAATTGATTTGTTAAAAAATGCTCAATCCAGTCTTTCTATTAATTCATCCCCTGATGTATTAAAACAAAATATTGATCAGTATATGTATTACAAAAATACATCCGTTTACTCCTTGTACCAGCAGGCTGTATCAAAATATGGAGAAGCATTAGCCCTAAGCATGATGGGTAACAACAAGGATCAACTAAATAGAATAGCCGAAAGAATAGAGTATTATGAAACAAATACAGATTTTGGTAAACAAATGGTAGCACAAAGCGGAAGCTACGCGGACAGAAGTAAAGCTCCGTTATCTAGGAACATTAGATCAAATAACCCATTACCGCAAACAAGTACATTACCGATAAATCCTAGTAATATAGGAATGTAATTATGGCTCTAACCAACACCTACACAGTAGTTGATCCAGCATCTAACTACGAGTTTAAATACTCATCCGATGCTAAACCTACCCTGCAACAGTCATTTGAGATTGTTGAGGCTGGTAAAATAAAAGCTCAAGATTTATTACAAAGCGGTAGATTTACCGAAGATCCTTTGGGTAATGAGCTAACAACGGACGAGGCATCTAGGAAATTATCTGACCTAACAGCCCTGTTAATTGGAGTTGATAAAAGTTTAGTAAGCACAAATTCAGCATTAAGTAAACTAGACAGAATGGAGCTAGGTATGCGACCTACTGCTGACATGAAGTTTAAGTTCCTGAAAGAAAGGTTCGGAGAAAATAACCTACAAGCAGTCAACGCTGGGGGAACTTACAGGTTCTTGATTAACAAAGGCGATGGTTATGCGTTTGCTAACGAATATGGTTTTGACGCAGGTGATTTGACTTCTTTTCTAGGAGCATCCGCCATACCCGTTTTAGGCTCTGTTGCTGCTATTGCCGCTGCACCATCTTTGCCAGTAGTTGGTACTGCTATGGCTGCTGGAGGAACTACTTCGGCTGCTACAACCGCTGCGGTATCTGGTCTTGGTTACTTTGGTTCTGCCGTAGCACAGGATTCCGTCATATCAATGATGGATAAATCAGAAGTTAATTTTAACGAAATACTATCAAGACGAGGAAAAGAAGCATTAATTGCTGCTCCGCTTGAGTTTGGATTTCTTAGAGCCGCTCAGGGTATAAGAGGGCTTGCAGCTCAGGGTGGAGACGATGTTACTAGAGCATTGAATAGTTCCGTAAACTCTCTTAACAAAGAATTTAGAACTAAAATACAAGTAGCAACTGGCGGTAGAAACAACTTAGACGGCATAGCAGCAGACCAAGCTGCTACACAAAATAGCCCTGCTATGATAAAAATGATGCAGCGCAATGCCGAAGAGCTTGAAAAAATAAATAACGCTATGATTTCTGGTTCTACCAGACCGATAGAAGAAGTCCTAGAACAGTCATCCTCATTCTTAAAAAGTAAAATTGATAAGCTAAGGGCTAGTGCGGATCAAGCAGACAGGTTGTTTGCCCAAAGCCTTGAGAATGTATATCAGACTCAACTAAAAAGAATAGGTGGAGTCAGAGAAAGTTTACTGCGAGAGCCTATTGGAAAAAACATTCAGTCATCTGCTCAGGCAGGATTCAATGCCGCACGTACTCAAAAAAGAAAACTTTACGAAAGAGCTAATGCATTAGCCGATGAAGAAGCTTTAGTTTACTCAATCCCTGAAGTTCTTCGTGCTATGCGATCTGCTATCAGAGAAGGAGGAATAGGGTTAAAAGATATAGACGAAGGTGCTATGGCGGCATTTATGTCTTCGGTTGAAAAGGCTGGAATTACTGACGCTAAAGTTCTGGAGTTCCTGAGAGGAACAGGTAAATTTGAAAAAGATTTCTTTACTAGCGGAAAGTTTGGCGAAAGAAAATTGCTAGAAAGCATGACTTATCGACAGCTTGACGATATTATAAAAAAATATACTGACAGGGCTGATTTCTCAAGGGGCATTGCCGCTGGAGATATAGATAAAGATTTTGCAAAACTAATGCGTAAAAAACTAGCAAGAGTTAGGGATAAGCGTTTATTTGAAGGCGGAACAGGCAAACCATTGAATGAAACTGGTAAGGCTGTTCGCGATGCCAATAAGTTTTACAACGACAAGTACGGATTATACCTTCGACCTGAAGTCAGACCATTAATACAACCAACATTTGGTTCTTCTTTTGGAAACTCATCTGGAGTAAAATATTATCAAGCCACACCGAAAGAGTCCCTAGCAAAAGTATTAGCGGACGAGACAAACCTAAAAGAGTACCTGAAGGTATTTCCAGATACTCCAGCAGGTAATGCCGCTAAGGAGCAATCATTAAAACAAATAAGAACAGCTTACTTAGATGACATAGGTTTTAACGGAGTAGTAAAAGTTGGTCAATCGTTTGGTTCACCGAAACCAAGCCCAGATATGCTCAAGGCATTATACGGAAAGAACTTTAGGCTGAAAGAACAAGCATTGGAAAGTCTTTACACTTATGCCAAGATGACTGGCAAGCAAGTTCTAGAGGTAGACGATGCTGCGTTTAAGGCTATACTAAAAGGCGGAACACCAGCACAAATAAAGAAAGCAAAGGAAGCTGCTGAAGCAGCAATTGATAGAGCCAAAGAACTAGATGATATTGTTTCCAATAAATTAATAGACGATATTATCAATGGCGGTAAAACAGGTTCTTATTCAACCGAAGATGCTCTTGCTGCTATTGGTTCTTTGTTTAATGTTAAATCAACTGAGAAGTTAAAACAATTTATAGTCTCAGTAGAAAAAACTAGCGGGAAGGCTGGTCTTAACAGTCTTCGTAGAAAATTAAACAATGAGTTATTAGAAATGGCTCGCCCAAAAGGTGGAAAATTTCCTAACGTAGGAGGTAGACCTTTGTTTGACGGAAAGGAACTACTAAGAGTTCTTGAAAAACCAAACGTAGTCAGGGTAGTAAAAGAAGTCATGGGCAAAGAATACCTTGAAAACATGAAAAATTTAGCACGCGTAGTAGAATATAGCACGCCCAAGTTTAGACAAGCTGGCATTCCAGGACTTCGACCCGTCATTAGCTTAGGTGGAGATAGAATTAATATGACTAATGTTATTACTGATTTACCTGCGGCTATTGCAAGACTTGCTTACGGAAAAATGGCTACCACAAAAGGCATACAGAATCTATTAATAAAACGAGGCAAGGATCAAGCATCCAAAGAAGCCGCAGCATTACATTTTAAAGAAATGATTCCGTACCTTACTCTTACAAAGGACGGAATCAAGTCAATGCTGGAATACGGCGACTATGATCCTTCTGCTACAATCGAGCTAGAAAGAAGTGCTGCTATAATCGGAGACGAAAATAAAAAACGTCAAGGATTAGGGATTCGTTAAAGTTCTTCCTGATCCATGATGTATTCAATCCCTTCTCTTAGGGAGTTCCGTTTCTCGTCATACGGATAGCGAACCAAGGTGGTCAAGTTATCACCTATATCTACTGATACAGAACCGTCCGATCTTTCGGTAAAGTTAATGTTTAACTTTTTTCTTCCGATAAAATCCAGCAACTTATCTGCTGGTCTAGGCGGAAGAGTGTGCTGGTATCGTTCGCAATACTCATCACCTTCTATTAGTTCTCCTGCATACGTGTCTTCAAAAGATCCACTTGCTGTTACACGCAAGACGATCTCGTCCTTATTCATACTGACGGCTGTGCCATCTGGGTATATATATTTTTTTAGTTTTATGTCTTCCATAATAAAGTAAGAAGGGAGTCCATAAGCGAGACAATGACGAACCCGTTGGGGGCGTTACCGCTACCCCACTCCCTAAGTTTAAAATATTCTGCCAGTTGAGTTGTCAAATATAAAAGTTCCTAGCTCGTCTCGTTCTCCTTCTCTGTTTTTTACTAAACTATACGTTAGTTCTATATATGGTTTTCCAGATTTGTCAATACGTCTACTCTTGGCAATATCGTGATTAGATGGGTACATCATCAAAATAATGTCAGCGTCATTCTCCACATCGCCAGAATCCTTGAGGTCAAACACCGATAGTTTACCACGTTTAGCACCCTCACGATTAACCTGCGCTAGTAATATAACTGGAACGTCAAGCTCCATAGCCATTTGCTTGATGCTATGACTGACTTCTGCTACACCATCGCACTTCTGCAACTTGCTGTTCCAAGGTATAAGCTGTAAATAGTCTATAACTATCATGGATATGTTGTGCTTACGCTTTAGATTCCTGCACTTACTACGTAGGTCTGATATATCACGTACGGTATTATACACATATACTGGAGACTCAGCAATTTTCTTTGTTGCGGCTCTGATAGGAGCAAATGCTTTCTTCTTATCGTCACTCTGATTAGCTTCTTCTATGTTAGCGCAAGCAGAGATTTGCGTCATACGCTTGTATATTTGCTCTGACGGCATCTCTAAAGAGAATATAGCTACACCCTTTTTATCACGTATGGCTGATCGTAGTGCTATGTTTAATGCTAACTGCGACTTGCCACAACTGGTAGGTGCTGAGATAACCATGACTTCGCCCTTGCCTATGCCGCCTTCGTTGAGCTTTCTGTCGAGGTGGTCAATGCCAGTCTTAATATTCTCTGGCTTATACGTTCCGTTCTCCATCTGCTCAAGACGGTCAACAAAAGAAGAACCCACGTTACCCAGCGATACATCTTCGGAGTCTACTCCATTGATCTTGTTTATCTCTGACTCAATAAAAGACTTTGCGTCCTGTGCATCAGCACCACGCTCAATGCGCTCGATAGCAAGCTTTGAAGATCTTAGTAAACTCCTAGCATCGCTACGCTCACGGACAATCTTTGCGGCACTTATAGCCTGTAAAGATGTAGCACAAGCATCCATGATGCCATATATAAACGGCATACCGCCAATGCAATCAAGCCGATCTTTCTTGCGAAGATGCTCACTTATGTTAAGCTCGTTGATTTCATCGCCCTTATCCGATACTGCTTGAATAGCACCGTATAAACAAGAGTTCTTCTCATCGTGAAAATCATTCTGGCGAACGACTTGGCTTACTAGATCAAATGTCTCTGCACCATCTGGTAAAAGACATGAGCATAATACTATACGTTCGGCTTCTTCATTACTCTGTGTTTTTATCGTTTTCGTCATTGTTTGTTTTTCCCAGTATGTTTTTTATAACTTGCTGAACACCATCTACGATGATCAATGCAGGTTTTTTGCAGTCCCTACGATTTATGGAATCGAGGAGAGTTTCTATGGATTCAATTTTATGGAGTATTTCTTTAGTTGTGTCAACCATTATTTATTTTTTTCTTCTAAATATTTTTTTGCGTTAGTCTGTGATATTTTATATACACATCCGCACGATTTGCATTTCATTCTAGAGCTTTTTATTCCTTTTCCAGAGATATAATTACCGTATTTTTGTACTTCTTCGCTACCACACCTTGGGCAACTCCAAGGATCTTTTCCGTTTAGAACGCCAACATGGGTTTTGGGATCTTGTGACTTAGATAGTTCTTCATAAACTTGTTGCAATATCTTTACATCATTAGCGCAATAAGTAACCATTTTTTTCATGGATTTACTGCACTTGTGTAGCACGATATTCTTCCATAGGTCATAACCAGTTGCTATCTTGCCAGTTCCCAAAAGAAACTTAGCTATATAATCAAGCCTGTTGGAATTAAAATTAAATTTAGAACGAGCCATTTTCAAAGTATCAACTGTCTTTACGTCAATTGGTACTTCGTATCCATGCTTTAAGCAACGAGTTCTGAACCATTTCATGTCAAACTTGTCACCATTGTGTGCTACAAGTTCATCCACATTACTCAGGACATCCAGAAATTCTTTTATAAGTTTTTTGTCGCATCCATTTTTCCAAGACAGACTATGTACTTTCTTTTCGTTTTCCCATTTGTAGCATATACAGATAATAGCACGTTCCTGTATAATGTTTTCATGCCCTATGTTTAGTTTGTAGCCAGATCGCCAAAAGAAACCAATGTTTGGACTTGTTTCTATATCCCAGAATAATCTATTTATTTTTGGTTTTGGCATAATTTTTAAAAGGTTGCCTCACCCCTATTACGTTATAGGGGCGAGGACTTTAGGGCAGGGCGTAGCAGTATTAATGTCTGCTAAAATGGTTCGGAAGCAATCTCTACATCTGACTGCTTGGTGCTAGATGAAGATTCTCCCCATCCAAACATTTTCTTACCGTTTCCAACATAGGTTTTTTTGACACCATTCTCTCGATCTTCCTTACTCAGGGATTGATTGACAGAGGCATCGTTGCCGTACTGGTCTGGTTCATCATTTACCCAAACGTCAAGACTAGCGTAAGTTCCTTTTTTACCTTCGTAAAACTTACTCTTATCTAGCTTCTTTACGTCTACATTTAATGTAATTAGTCTGCTCATTATTTTAACTTAGTTTTATTTTTTGGTTATTCTTAGCTTCAATGACGTTGTTCATTTTAGCGGTTGATGATGGAATCTTCTTCCAAAGTGTAGCAAGCTCTTCCATGCTATTGCATTTATCAATTGCCTCGATAGCTTGTTGAGCGGGCATAGCCGCTTCTTTAGGTCTTTCAGCCTTACCATGAGTGTTGATAGCATCAGCATCTTTCTCATTGTCGATAGCAAATAAGTTACCCAATGCTCGCTTGAGGCTGTAAGATGCGGTAGATCCAGAGATCTGAGCTGAATCCATTCCTTTCTTGGACTCACTATGCATAGCCCAATGTTCTGCGCTGATAGCATCATCTGACTCGCAATCAAGTAATTGCGCGGTGGTCACGTTAAACATGAAAGTTCCACGCATTTCAATACGATCAGTACATACAAGTGTTACTGACTGCTCCAGCATGATAGGCTTTAACGCCTCTAGTATATCTTCGGCACTACGATAGTTGTATTTTCCGAACGAGTTCCTTTGTCCCTTTGGAGCTTTTAGCTCGCTCTGGATAAAAAGAAGTTTTTGTTTTATATTAATTTGTGTCATTTTTTATGGATTGTTTATATAGTTCAGTTCTATCTTTTGCATTGTCACATCGCATAATACAGTCCATATCGAAACCAATGTCAAGTAAAATCTTTATTTGTTCTGATTTTTTTTTGACTGCAAATCGTTTGTACAATTGCCTGAATCCAACTGGGTGTAGTACGTCTAGGTTTTCTCTTTCAAGATACAATGCCATAGCACGGAGAATAGAAGGATATTTATCTGGACTGGTGCTACATCTTGTCTTGAGAAAGTTCTCTAGTTTACCCAGCAAACTGTTGCCGACTCTAGATATTACGCCACGTACCATTCCAGTCTGGTGGTCGTGGTCAAGTACCCAATCGTTAGTCTTTTGTTTAGTAATCGGACAAACGCCAGTCTTGGGTTTGTTCCTTTCTCTAAACTGTTTTATTAAACTCTGCGGCAAGTAAGTCATTTTATTTTTTCTATGTTTAGTATTTGTCCAGATCCACCACGTTTAAAGCGACATCTACCGTCCTTCTCTGGTGCTACTTTTAGCAAAAGACGAATAGCATCCTTTTCATTATGCGCCCATTTTATGGCGGCACTTGTGTTGCTTTCTGGCGGCAAATCATCGTGCCGAAAGGTTATGTAGTATTGATTCATTGGTATATAACTGTGAAGCCCTCGCCACCCATGACTGGTATGACATTGAAATCAATCCACTCATAGGCTTCATCGGCAGTCATGCCTTGCTTCTCGAATGCCTCAATCATTTTATTGTGGTCATAAAGCAAAAAACCCCTGTGGTCAACGCCAACTACCGCATCATCCAGTCCGTCAAAGCGGATAGCTTCAGGGTCAGCCCATTCTAGGTAATCATCAAGTTTTGGGTTATTTAAGTACATAATTACATTATTAATATTATTGATTCATTTACCTTTTTCTAAATGTTTTTTAACCTTTTTAACTCGATCAATAAGTGTGCTTTTAGAAATATCATAGTCAACTGCTATGTCATCCCAGCACTCACCTCTACGTTTTCTTGCCATAGCATCCAAGGTAATACCTATGTGCTGATCCAGTCTTAAAGGAGTTCTTCCACTTACTTTTCTTTTCTCCTCGTTTGCATTGTCAACGGCTTCAATAGCTTCTGCCTCTGCCATGATTTTTTTCATCTTGGACTGCAAGCCGTTAAAATAATTTACTGCGTCTGAATACATATTGTTACTCATAATGATACCTCCATTTCTTCGTCTAATGATTTTTCTTCTGCTATTTTTAATTTAACTTCTTGGTGAATAAGATCCACCTTTATGCGTGCTAGATCATTTAACACTTGTACCCAATCATCCGAAGTTTTACCACTTGCGGTATTACTATCTGACTGTTCTGCTTTTACTAAGCATGATGAAACTGCTAACATTGCCGATTCAGCAAGATCAATAGTTAATATTTTTTTAATTACTTTGTTCATTTTATATATGTTTGTTTAATAGGTTGTATTGAAAATAAAAATCCCTTGCGGCTTTTGCCATAGAGATGCCTCGATCTTTCATCATGTTAGACCATTTCTTTGGATAAACATTACCAGTAACATTACAAACACATACTGAGTAAATGTCTGGAATAAAACCAAGATCTTCTATATTGTTTAGCATATCTGCTTCGATAGCAAGCTGATAACAATCGCTGTCATAAAACTTTCCTCTGTTCTTTGCCGAACAATCACGAAACTTGTAATCAAACAATGCTATTCTGGAATCAACAACAGCTATGAGGTCAAGCCTGCCTGCTATTTTCATTTTGTCACAAGCAATTAATCGCTCTGTTTCTATTGGCTTTATGTTATTGTCCATAAAGTAATCCAATATGGGATAAGCAAAAGTGTCGTAAGGACTTTCATCAAGTTCTTCATCATTGATTTTCTTATCAAACAAATCGTATATGTCGCCCTTGAAGCTAGGAATTAATTCCTTAATCCAGATGTTAGCCAGATCCTCTATACGTCCATGCGCCCTAGTTCCGAAATCCCTACTAGGAATAGCATCGCCTGTCTCTGGACATTTAGGTAAGCCCCACATGAGTTCATTTATTTCTTCATACGTAGCATCTGGATTATTACCCTTAAGTTCAATAGCTTTTTTAACACGCCATGTTTCAATAAATGGATTAGGTATGGCTTTTAAGATTGTTGTAACGCTTGGATACATCCAAGGCATTTCTCTAATCTTTGTTACAGTTTCTATTTCTGACAACTTGGGGTTATCTTTGTCTGAATAATCATATATATGCATTATAATTCCTCCTCGTCTTCCTTTATTTGTACTAAACGGACTGTTTTACCAGTAAAATCGCATTTTGTTTTTCCTACTTCTTCAAGTAAACCTGCTTTTATAAGTTCAGTTATTCTAGGTCGCACTTGGTTCATCTCAAAATACTCAAGTTTGTTTAAAACCTGTCTATCCGTCCAAGGTCTTGAACACATTGAAAACAATATGAATATGTGTTTTGCCCTTTTGGACAATTTAAGTTTATCTTCCTTGTAAGCCTTTATAGAGTTTTCGTGTATCATAATATTATTTAATTAGGGGTTATTTCGTCTTCGATAGCCCATTCAATGGTATCCCATGAGATCCCATAATTAGCATCGTGTTTTCTTTCAACATGATCGAGTACATTTTTAACCTGTTCATCGGTTAATGTAACACCCATAGCTTCGGCTTGATGACGGACATCTTCGTGATTCCATACAATTGCGATTTCGTATTTCATATTATTTATTTGTTAGTGGTTAGTATGATTAGAATTACTGTCTCTCAAATCGTTTATGTCAACAGTTAAATTTTGTTTATTATTATATTTATTTATTTTATTATTATTATTAACTGGTATTGGTTTTCCCATCTTGGAAAATCGGTAGATGATTTCGTCACACGGTCTGTACCACTTTGTTCGGTCATAATTTTTCTTGTTATAACTCCCAACAACGATAGCACCTTGCTTCTCCAATGACTTCATTGTGATCCATACCTGCTTGCCTGTAATGAATGGTAAAGCTTTTGATATAACAGAGGCAGATCCATACGTCCAGTAATGCCCATCCTTCTTGTTTTTATCATTCTCCCTATTCTTTAGCCACCAAAATATAATGTACTCAAGTAATATAGCTTCTCTGATGCCGTATTTGATAGCGTACCGCTCGCCAAAATGTATCTTTCTGTTGCTCATTGTTAAATATCGCTACTGGTAAACTGCCAGTTGTCAATGTATTTATTTTATAAAATGAATACATAGATAAAAAAAGAGCCACCCCGTACGAGATGACTCTTTAATATGAACAATAATATAACGATAACAATTAGAATACTTACGAGAAGCAATCTATTTATAACCGTACTGGTAAACTGCCAGTTGTCAAGACCTATAACAAATAAAATTCAAGATTATTTTCTGGTAAATCATTGAGCTTTGGATCGAGATAGCCACCCTTGATCAAATCGTTAGTCTCTGAAAGACACATAGCATTCCAGATGACAGCACCCAGATGATCCTCCGAAGTATCATTAGACATATAAGCCCA